GTGATGGAAATGATATAAAGGTCTCACTGCGAGTAACGACTGTTACAGGCACAATCGCACAGTCACAAGGTGTTCGATCAAGAATACAACAAATTACAGCCAAACAATTAAATTAAGGAGAAATCATGTTTTGTGTAGTAAAATTAAGTGGAAATTTAGAAGTTGGAACTGTAGTTCAGTATGATACTTCAACTAATAAATGGACAACTGCTAGCAGTCACCAAGATACAATTGGAGTAGTTAGTCAACCATCACAGCAAGATGAAGAAAATCAAGAATGGTGGGCTCAAGTAACTTTTGCAGGTGTAGCTTTTGCCTTAGCGGGTAGTGATATTCCTGATCAAGGCGGGAAACTTAATGTATCTAACGGAAAAGTTTTTGTTGACAATGCTTCAGGTGGTAATGGTATAATAGCGCCAATAGCAAGAGGACAAAGTGCTAGATCAACTAACGATTTAGTTATGGTAGATATTAGATAATAATTTTAAAATTAAAATTTCTTATTCGTTGTCTAGTTTAGGAATCCATTCGTCAACTTCAGTAGGAAGAATAACTTGTGATTGATCTTTTGTTTTAATTGGTTTATCACCTCCACTAAATACTGATAGTTTGTTTATTACTGCATTTTGTAATTCAAATATTTGTTCTCTCAAGAGTTGCATTTGAATCTGAGAGTCTCGTAAACGTGCTATAAGTGCAGCGCGATCTGCATTTGCACTTGCAAGCTTGTCTTTTAATTCTTCAACTTCAGATGGATCACGTCCACTAGCAATTGCTAACATAGAAGATATGCTACCAGTAAGCATACCTATAATTCCTATTAATATATCTCTATTTTCTTCTACAATTTTCGTTGTTGACAAGAAATATATAAGCTCACAAATGCAAAACATAAATACAACACTTGCCCACCAACCTCGTTTAGCTTTGTCGCTTTTTGTAAATTGTTTATTTGTCTTATCTTCTTTTGACATAAATCTTCTCTTTTACATTATTGAGTATATCATTGTATTAGATATTCCTGCTAAAAGTGTATTACTTAAGTAATATCTTGTATTGTCAAAAAAATCAAGACCATTTAAACCCATTTCATTGTTATTATTCCATAAAGCAATTGCAAGGCCTATTTTTTTATCTCCAGACCAAGTATCAATTACAAACTCTGACTTTACCAATCCAGATCTATAAGATGTATTTCCTCCTTGAGTGAATCCGTATTCTTTGTTATTTATTTGAATATCAGAAAAGTCACCTATAGTTGAATTATTTGCTGAGCTTGACCCAGTTACAATTTTTATATTTGCCCATGAACTAGCGTCAGGCAGGCCTGCTAGTTGAAAAACGTGACTATAGTATATATTTGTAGCATTTTTTGCACAAGAGTAAGTTATAACACTATCACTTATCATTTGCCAAGAAACAGACATAGGATAAGAAATTGTTGGCGAAGTTGTTTTGTAAATTTTAACTTTTTCTTTTTTGTTTTTAATGTAAGTCATTTATTAATCTCCGTTTATCATAGAATATACAGTTAAAACAGCTTGGGATTTTCTGTTGGTGTCAACAGAAGTTGTATAGTAAGTATTATGAACTCTGTAACCTCTGCCTGTAGGATTTGTCCAAGCTTTTGCGGCAAGTCTAATTTGCTTTGAACCTAACCAGCTATCTAAGATCATTCTATACGCAACTGGTATTGCAGCCGAGTCACCTTCAGCATAATAAGAAAATACTGTATTACTTATATCTACCCAAGCTGATCCATTATACTCTTGCATTCTACCTCCTATAAAGACGGAGTTAGTATTATTAGCATTTTCAAATGAAAGCTGGAAATCATATTCATATACTACAAAATCTGAATTTTCGTATGGAGTATATGTTATTTCTGATCCTTCGAAAGCTATTATATTAGTAGTAATATCTTCGACTATCGTTGGATTATTTGTGATAACAACTTTTTCGTTAAATATTTGATTTAAATTTGTCATTTTTATATTTCACTTACTTTTAGTATACACTTGCATTGATTATAATAACTTGAGTTTCCTTGCCAATATTTGTTACCATATAAAATAAAGTCGTGATTGGAAGAATAGGCTTCACAATACAGTCTTAATTGTTTAGAGCCTGACCAACTATCAATTGAAAATTTAATATTTACAATATGTGCTAATTGATTTGTAGTACCAAAAGATTTTGTACAATTACTAACATCTACCCATACTGATCCGTTATACTCTTGTAGTTTTACAAAACCAATGTCAGATAAGGCTGCTGCTGAGTGAGCGTGAAAAGTGTAGTCATATATAACTTTACTAGAAGTACTAATCGGAGTGTATGTCACTAAAGAGCTATCTAAAATGGTATCTGCATTTAACGTAATGTATGTAGGAGAAGAACTTTGTATAGTTATATTTGAATTTGAATTTATTGTATAAGTCATTTTTATAACTCTGCTTTTTTAATCATTATATTAGTTTTCCATTATACCTTTGTAGATACTATATATATATTCTAAGAATATATTTACATCTCCTAAGTAGTATGATAAATCAATTCCTGTGGCAATAAAAAATAAATTGTTTGCATGAAGACTTCTAGATGTATGAAACAGACCAATGATTATATAAACAAACAACGCAAATGCAGCTCTATAAAGTAACCACCAAAATATTTCTTTTATTGTTTTATTTCTAAGCCTAACTTTTATTTTTTTTGCGCCACCTAATCTTTTTACTTTTTCACCGCTTTGCGGAGGTTGTATGTGTGCTTCTTCGAGACCCATTACATAGACTTGTTCAGGTTTTTTAACACCTTTAAACTGGTATAGTCCAGCAAGTGCTATTTTGGCTTCTTTGGGAATAAACCTGTTAGACTTAGTTCTTTCTTTAAATTTTAAAAATGCTGACTTGCTTAATAGAATTTGATTTGGCCCGCATATACTCATTGTTCGTGCTGCAATGTTTTTACCTATTCCTTCAAGATTTATTCTTTTTCCGCCTGCACGAACCATATGCTCTTCAGACTTAACAATAAGCATTTTAGCCCAGTGTATTCCGACACGAGATTGAAAAGGTATTTTCTTTTTCTTTAGGAAGTTTTTATAATCAAAACCAAATGCTATTGCATCTTGTACTGTAGGGAAGTACATTAGATGACCATCAGAAGCATCTACAAGCTGGCCGTTATGTCTTGCAATAAAATTCATTACATATCTATCATGTATCCCAAACCATAAAGCAGCAGCTTTAGAGCCATTTCTTTGAACAAACTTTGTACTACCAATAATATCAGTTAATACTATTGCAATCCAGTGTTCAACCATGTTTTGAGGTAAATCATTACTCATTTATACACTCACATTTGCATTTATTACATTTACAATATTTTATATCTGAAGACATTTTTTAGCCTTTTAATTCGTATATTAATAATTATGTTAATAATACACTAAATAGGACGATAATAATAATGTTAGATAAGACACCTTTAAAGAGCAAGAAGTTTATAGCATATTTAATAGCAGACTTTGGATGGAAAATAGTTATCTTATATATGTTGACGCATCTTAAGTCTAAGCTATCACCTGAAGAATTGACATTTTTGTTAACGATTGTAATCACAAGTGGTATAATACAGATTGGGTATATTTTGGGGCAAGCTGCCTTAGACAAGTATGTTAATGCTGCCATTGAAATTTTTGATAGGGATAAAAACGAAGAAAAGAAAGAATTAAAAGATGAAAAATAGTCTGATAGTAGAAAAACTCGAAGCTAATAATTGCGAAATATTATTAGATAAAGCTGAGGCTCTATATTTATCTGAAGAGGTGAATAACTTAAAAAATAATAGTTTATTAAACGTTAAAAACCTTAGTAAAGTATTAAAAGAATTTCAAGTTAATAATTCAGTAAAATATTATTCTATTAAAGATATTAACAAGATTTCAAAAAATTTATTAAATAACATTAAAAAAAAAGTAATTAAAGAAGAAACTGGGAGAAATCTTTCTACACAGAAAGGCGTATTAAGCACAGTTAATGATTCTGGTTCTATAAGTCCTGGTAAACTTGCTTTAGCTCAAGGCTTCGACACTTCAGAGATGTTTGGTGAGGAAGATGATGATGAGCAAGAAAATTTTATTACAATTAGAAAAGTTTTGACAAAATTAATTGTAAAAAATAAGTAATTTTTCTATAATATTCTTATCTTTTGACTTTACGTTTTAAAATGTATTTTTCTCTATAAAGTAAATCATGAAAGGCTTGAATAACTTCTTTGGTGATTTTTTCAACTTTTGAGTCAAAATCTTTGTCAATTTTATCAAGACTATTAAATTCAGATTTGATAACATCTTTTATTTTTTTTTCAACTTCTTTTTCTTTGAATTTTTCGATCTCTTTTTTGATCATAGACTTAATTTTTTTTAAATCAGACTTTGTTAAGTTTTCATTTATCATTTGTATACCTCTAATTTATATAGGATTTAATTTTGAGTAATAATAACTGGAATAAGTATTTTCCTTACAGCAAACCTAGACAACAACAAGTAGCAGTAATTAATAAAGTGCTAGAAGAATTTAAAAATGGCAAAAAATACGCTATTATTGATTGTGGTACTGGCGTTGGAAAGTCTGCTATCGGCTTAACAATTGCAAGATCTATTATAAACAGTTCAGAGTATAGTGGTACATTTGAGAATGGCGCGTATTTTTTAACAACACAAAAAATTCTTCAAGATCAATATGAAAAAGATTTTTCTAAATCGTCTGGGCTTATATCTTTATACTCATCTTCAAACTATATCTGTAAAAATGACAAAAAAGTATCATGTAAAGAAATACAATCCGGTTTGAGAGCAAATAGTTTGCCTAAAAGTTTTAGTAATTGTAGTTATAACTGTGTTTACAAAAAGAAAAAGAAAGACTTTGTTGAAAAAGAATTAGGTATCACTAATTTTAGTTATTTTTTAACAGAAAAAAATTATAGTCAAAAAGTGCCAAATAAAAAAGTTTTAATAATTGATGAAGCACATAATTTAGAAAATGAGTTATCTAGGTTTATTGAAATAAGTATTTCTTCTTATTTTTCTAACAAAATATTGAAATTAAAAGTACCTAATGATTTAAATACACAATTTAAAGCTTATAAATGGATTAAGGACGTTTATTATCCTGCAGTTAAATTAAAGTGTGAATTTATTGGAAAACAATTGTCAAAGTTTGGTATAACTGCAGACAAACTAGAAGAATTTCAAAAAATTACAAAAAACTTTGACATGCTAGCAGCGCATGAAAAAAAGATACTACAGTTTATTAGTTTATATGACAAGGATAACTGGATATTTGACATTGAAGAAAAACAGCATAACAATAAAAGATTTATTTTTAAGCCCATAGATGTTTCACATTACTCAACACAATACTTGTTAGACTATGCTGATTATATAATTTTCATGTCTGCAACAATTATTTCTCATGAAGGATTTAGTCTTACATTAGGTTTACCTTTTAATGAAACTATTTCTATAAAAGAAGGTTCACCTTTTCCTGTTGAAAATCGGCCAATAATTTTTTCTTCTTGCGGTAGCATGTCATTTAAAAACTTACAAAGTACTTTACCTAACATGATTAAATCGATTGATTCTATATTAGAGAATCATAAAGATGAAAAGGGTATAATTCATACTCATAGCATAAAAATAGCTGAAAGTATTTATAAAAAGCTATCTAGAAAATATAAAAATAGAATTTTAATTGCTTTTGGTAGTGATAGAGACAAAATATTAAAAAAGCACATGAATTCAAAAAGCCCAACTGTGTTATTATCACCCTCAATGTCAGAAGGCGTTGATTTAAAAGGAGACCTTTCAAAGTTTCAAATACTATGTAAAGTACCTTTCCCATATCTTGGTGATAAAGTAACTAAAAAGAAGATGTCTAAATGGAGTTGGTGGTATGATACACAAACAGTAAGAACTATTATTCAAAGTGTAGGAAGAAGTATTAGATCTGAAAAAGACACGGCTGTTACCTATATACTAGATGATGACTGGAGAAGACTTAAGAATAAATCTAAAAAGCTTTTTCCTGATAACTTTTTTGAAAATTATCACGAATATTGAGGTAAAAATGAATGATGAAAAATATACAGGCGCAGGAATAATCTGCTATATAGACAATACAAAAGGCACAATAGAAGGTTTAAGTAAAGATTATTTGTTTCTTATACTAGAAGATCATAAAGATTTGTATGACTTCCCTAAAGGTGGATTAGATCCTAATGAACCGCTTTTAGATTGTGCCAAAAGAGAAGCATTTGAAGAAGCTAACATCAAATCGTCTAATATAGAAAAGTTTTTAATAGACAGTATAGATAAAGCTCATATTTGCGGTAGTGGTTTAGTTTTGTTTTTAGCTAAACTAGATATTTTCTCTATTGGTAATATAAAAATTAAATTTAATCATACAATCAATAAATTTGAGCACAAACAAGAATTATTTTACTTAACCAAAGAAGAAGCAACAACAAACGAGGAAAAAAACAATAAAAAGACATTTAAAAAAATGCCTTTTTATTTAAACAAAAGCTTAGACTGGGCTTATAATGTAATAAAAAATAGTGAGATATGAACAGTCAACTTCTAGAATTATTTTATAAGTTAAAAAAATTTAACACACAATTTAAAAATAGCAAACTAAGATTTGTAACGAATAACAGTATTTATGAAAGTAATTTTTTCTACACGTATCTTTTACAACAGTGTAAATTGCTCGAAGCAAATCCTTACAAAGATATATTGTTTAATTACTTAATAAAGTCTGAAAGCTTGTATCCAGGGAGCTCTTATTATGTCACAGAAAAGCTTTTAGATGTTTTAAATAATAATAATAATAAAAGCATTAAGACAAAAACAGAGGCCAATATATTAAATTTTAAAAAATACTTGGACAGTGTTTCAACTAGTAAAGAATACTCAGATTTATTTTTAAACATATTAAAGTTTAGCGGACCTGATGCAACATTATCTTGTAAGCCAACTAACAACGTTGAAACTACGATTATTAAAAAAAATAATACTAAATTTAATGTTTCTATACACGAAAGTTTTAACGGTGTATATTTTTCAAATCAACAAGAAACAACAAAACAATTCATTACAGCTGTTATGGATGTCTATATAGAAAAAGAATCAGAGATAATGTCTCTCATAAATTATGCTTATGAGCAAAAAATGCCGGTGTTGCTTATTTGCAGAGGAATATCTGATTACGCTGTTAGTTCGTTAAAAAGTATTATATTAAAAAACAATATTTTTATATATCCGTATATTGCAAAATTTGATAATGAAGATCCTTTTCTATTAAAAGACGTTTCAGACGCTTTAGAAACAAATCTTTTTTCTTTAGATGCAGGAGATAGTTTATATTCTGGAATAGTCGAAAAAACAAGCAATAAAAAGTTAAAAATAAAACCAGACAGTATTGAAATTTTCGATATTAATAAAAGTCTTATGAAAAAAATAAATGATCAAATTAAAGATGCTAATCCAGAACTTAGAAAATATTTAATAAAAAGAAAAAATAGAATATCGCCTAATATAATAGAAATTAATATTCCTAAAGATGAAGTCAAATTCATTTCAGAAATAAAAAGCTTGATTAGATGTTATAATAGCTGTGTTTTGTTTGGCTTTATAAAAGATGAAAATGAAAAAGTCTATTCTTACAAAGAAGATATTGTAACAGAAAAACTATCTACAAATCTATATAAGACATTATTAAATATAGGCTATACAATAAGGGAAGATAAGAATGTCTGAATATATAAAACATTTGATTGAATGTCAATGTGTGCTTAACTTATTTAAAAACAATACAAAAACAATATATCATAAATTCAAAGTGTTTTCAAAAATAAATAAAAACGACGAAGTTAAAGAAAAGTATGTAATCTGCAATAATTGTGATATTGTTCATAGAGTTTATGAGGTTTGCAAAAGTGAAATCAAATGGGGAAACGAAAACTTAAAAAGTTTAGTAACTACTAAAGAAGATATAAAGTTTAACCTAGAATCAAGAGATAAAGAAAAAATTGTTTTAGAATTAGAAAAAAATAATATAGACTTGTGTGAATGGGAATATGCTGAGTATTTAATAGAAAACAACAAAGAAGGACAAATAATATTAAACAAAAACGAAATTGATAATAATATAGTCTATAATGTTCTTTATATTAAGGATGATAAATTCTCTATTAAGAAAGAAATTCAACAAAGGTTTGTTTAAATGCTAGATCCTAATGAAAGTAAAGATTTAAAATTATTAGAAAAATGCCGTCAAATCAACAAAGAAATTGTTGATTTTGGTGTTAGCAATAAAGAAATTATAAAAATTATTGAACTTTTGTCTTTTGAGCTAGAAGATACTGACTTAATGAGAAGTATTCATTCTTTGTTAAAAAAAGAACCTGATGATATTCAAAAAGAAAAAATAGTTATTTGAAAGGAAAGATGTATGTCTGAATTAAACGAAGAAAATTTTGTACCCCAGGATATTAGTGAGTTTTATGGTAAAGTTAAGCTTTTGATTGAATCTATGGAAGAAGATGTTCTTAAAGCTAACAAAGGAAACAAAGCTGCAGGAGTTAGACTAAGAAAAAGTCTAAGATACCTAAAATCAGTTTCTGGTGATTTTGTTAAATTTACTTTAAGCAAGTAGTTTATTTAGTTTTTGTAAAGATTTTTTTTCTATTTGACAAACTCTCATTCTTGTAATGTCAAATAGTTCGCCTATTTCTTGTAGCGTCATATCTTTGTTTTCATTAACTTTGTTAATAATACAATTACTAGATGATTCTAAGTTATGCCAATATCTACATTTTTTATTAATGCAGGACTTTTCATAACTTTTATGTGCAGCAAAACAAGCTAGCTCTGAGTTTTTAAGTGTCATTATAAAACCTTTCTATTTATTATTGAGATATAATTAGTATTATAGAAATATTAGAAAGGTTTTATAATGACACTTAAAAACTCAAAAAAATTATTTATTGTTGATACGAGCGTTCTTTTATATGATAAAAGTTGTATAGAAAACTTTAAGGGAAATGATGTTGTTATTCCTCTTGTCGTTTTAGAAGAATTGGATAAATTTAAGTCAAGAGAAGGTATTTTAGGAGAAAATTCAAGATATTTCAATAGATTTCTTGACGAACTAAGAAGTAACGGTAGTCTTCACGACGGAATATATCTTGAAGATCTTAATACGTCAATTAGAATAGAATCAAATAATTGTTGGGAAGGATTAACAAATTTAGATTCAAATTCAAATGATAATTTAATAATTGCAACAGCAAATTATCTCAGAAAAAATAATGAAAGTTATGAAGATATTATAGTAATAACTAAAGACATAAACTTAAGAGTAAAATGTGATGCTATAAATATTGCTGCAAATGATTACTATGCTGACTATGAGTTTCTAATAAATAAAAACATATTCTTGGGAATTAACCAGATTGAAGTAGAAAGAAACGTAATTGACGACTTATACAATAATAAGCATATAGTCCTACGAAAGATTCCAGAGTTAACTGAAGTATGTGAAAATGAATGTGTTGTTCTTAAATCGAAAGACGAATCATCTTCAGCCTTGGCGATAAGAAAGTTTAACAGTTTAGTTTTAGCTACAAGCAAGCAAGATATTTTTAAAAAAACAAAACTAGAAGCAAAAAACAAAGAACAGATATTTGCGCTAAATCTTTTGTTAGACGAAAATATTTCTTTAATGACAATGACAGGTGTTCCTGGAAGTGGAAAAACATATTTAGCACTAATGACAGCACTAAGTGAAATCGAAAAAGAGAAGAAAAAAAGAATTATATTCACTAGACCTATACAAACAGTAGGTAAAGACATAGGATTTCTTCCAGGTTCTTTAAGCGAAAAGATGGCACCGTGGTTATCACCTATTGTAGACAACTTCAGAAATCAGTTTGGCGACTTAACATATTTCAATATGATGATGGAAAAAGGTATCATCGATGTCGCACCTTTATCCTATATAAGGGGTAGAAGTTTTAATGATGCAATTATAATTGTTGACGAAGCACAAAATGCTACTGTTCACGAATTAAAGACTGTAATTACACGTACAGGTAAAAATTCAAAAATAATTCTACTAGGTGATATTGAGCAAGTAGATTTGCCATATATAAATAAGTATTCTAACGGTTTAACAATAGTTATTGAAAAACTTAAAAAAGAAAATCTAGTAGGTCATATTCATTTTGAAAAAGGCTACAGATCAGACTTAGCTAATATTGCTGCTAAATTATTGTAAAAGGTTTTTTGAAATGTCAAATCAAATCGATTTAAATAGGCGGAAAAAAATATACCCACTTTTAAGACAAAAGCCTGTATTTGGAAGTGCTACTATTGGACCTGGCGGAGGTGGCGGTGGTAGTGGAGGTGAAGACCACTGTATTAATGCAGAAACTCACATAATTCCTTTTATCGATTCTCATAGCGAAACAAAGAACTTTACAGGTACTTATACTACTTTACCTGTAGTTGCTGTGACGCCTGAAGATGAAAATGTAAATTTATTTATAACAAATTTAGAATTAACTTCTGTGACAATAGAAAGCTCTGCGCCATTTACAGGAAAAGTTCACCTTCAAGTATTTAAGGACAACTAGTATGTCAAAAACTTACGAAGTAGGTAAAGTTATATTAACTAACAGTGAAATAGAAAAAATTGTTTCTTTAGCAGAAACATATAGTCAATCTCCTGTTATTAAAATTACTAGTAACAAAAACGTAAATATATTTATAACTAATGTTAGCACAAATAGTTTTACGATAAACAAAAGTGCTTTAGAAGAAGTAACGATATACTATTCAGCTATAGAGAGATAAAAAATGGCAGCAAAAGACTTTTTAAGTAATCAAATAAAAGTAGAAAAGATAATAGGCTCAAATTCAACGGGACCTAAACTTTTAGTATATCCGGATGGAAAAAGTACAAACGATACAGGTGGTATTGATTCATCAATGCTTGCAAACGTCGGATCAGATACATTTTTATTTGTTAGCGGATCAATTTTTGGAAAAGATAGGGGAGATGCAAATTCTGTTTCTGTTTTTGGTGGAGACGTCGTCGTAAGCGGTACCTTATATGCTGAAAGACAGGTCATAGAAGTTGATGAAGTACTGCCTGGTTATCTTTACGTTTCAGGCAGTCTAGCAGTTACCGGAAGTTCAATATTTAACTTAAACAAGACAGGAGATTCAGATTTTATTGTCAAGTCTCTTAATAAAGACAATGCAATTAAAGTTAATTCACTAGAAAATACAATACAATTTATGTCTGGTGGGTCTCCAACATCACCAGACGAATCAAAATATACAGATACAAATTACTTTGTTAGCGGATCAATAGGGTCAGCACATCAGCCATCAATAGGTCCACAAATCGGAAATGGAGATAGAGGTACTAGTGTTTTTGGCGGTGATGTTTTTGTTAGTGGTTCTATGTGGGCACGCCTTTAATGTAACAAATCTATCAGTTGATGGTGATACTATAAATCTTAAAGGTTATGAAGAAAATGGTTCGTTTTTATCAAGAAACGTTGTTGAAGGATTTAATTCGATAGCATTAGGTACAAACAATGTTATAGAAAGTAAAAATTCTTTTGTTTTAGGCTCAAAAAACAACAGAATAGAAGGCAAAGATGATTTTGCCAACAGCTCAATAATATCTTCAATTGGTTCAACCATTTCAGGATCAAATAGTTCTATAATACTAGGCGGACAAAACAATGAGATTAAAGACTTTGCAGCACCTAGTTATGTTGCTTTTTCAAATAATGTCAAAGTAAGCCGCGCGGAAATTCTCGCACTTTATAGTAATGATCTAATCGCAAGCGGTACAGTTAGTGAAACATTTGTTTTAGGCGCTAGTAATACTGTAATTGGTGCTCCAGAAGATGTTACTAGATTTAATCACGTTTTAGGACGAAATAATAAAATTTACGGTGTTAATAGAAGTTTTATTTTAAACTTTTCAGATGAAGAAACTTATAAACCTGAAAACTTAGATAACCCTGAACCTTTAACATTAGTTTCTGGATCTAATAATAGTTTTGTAGTTTCTAGAGGCAGTGACTTTATTTCTGGGTCTTACTCAAATGTAATTTTTACAGAAAACTCTGACTATACACTTGTTGAAGACTCGTTCATAAGTGGCAAAGAAAATACTTTACATAATGTTAAAAATTCAACAATATTTGAAAACAATATCAATACGACCGGATCAAACTATTTAACAGCTATTGGAGGTGCTAACTCTAATTACTCTGATGATAGTGTTGATGATTTAAATGATAGATTAACTAAAAGTGGAGTAAATTACTTATCGTCTCCTGGGTTTAATGTTTCATTAGGCGGCGACTTCTCTCAAATAAGTGGATCATACAATTCGCTAATTGGAGGTGCTGCAAATAAAGTTACTGGTTCAAATTCATCTATTATTGGATCAATAGGGTCAACAATATCTAATTCAACAGGCTCAGTGATATTAGGTGGAGTAGACAATAGTACTAGTGCAAATGAAAACTTTATTATAGGAACTGATAACACTTCTTCAGGTGAAAGATCTTTCTTGCTTGGACGAAATATTACAAATGACAGTGACGACTTTTATATAATTGGAAACGGTCAAGATTCTTCTAATACGAGCTTAGTCCTAAGCGCGTCAAAGTTTGAATTTGGAAACTTATCTAAAGAAAAAGTTTACGGTGCTGATACTAGCTTTTTCGTTAGCGGTTCAATTGGTGCAAGAAGTAGATTTTTTGCAGGAAACACAAATAAAGATGAGTATTATGGCGTCTCTGTCTTTGGCGGTGACGTTCACATATCAGGCTCTCTTACAGGAGGAAATTTTGAATTAACAAAATTATTCTTCGAGGGCGGCGAAGCAAAAGGAGTTGCTCGAGCTCTTGGTAATAAGGATGCATTTGATCTTAATTTTCTAACAAATAATTTCAATAGAGTTAATATTGATGGTGTTTCTGGAAGTCTAACTTTAGGAGGAATGATTCCTGCTGGCGAAGAAGAACACGTTCAATTGCACATTAGAACAGGCTCCGATGGGAGTTTTGATTTTAATAGTTCTTTAGATAAGTCACCTGCAAGTGAATTTCCTTTACTTATATCTAGAAACATATCACAACCATCAGAAAATCAAGGTACTGGCAAAGAAGTAGGTTTAGCATTTTCATCATTCCCGACTTTAGGCATTAGCGATGAAGGATTAATAGATGAACCCGGTGCAGCTATAACACATAGAACAACAGGGTTCAATGCTAAAGGTGATCTTTTATTTAAAACAAAAACTGAAGTAGGACAAATATCATTAGGCGCTGCAGGTTCTTTAACAACTAAACTTGCCATTACAAGTGCAGGCGAAATGCTTCTCGGAAACGATAATCCTCAAGGTCACTACATTGATTTAAGAGTTACTGGTAGTGAGTGGCCTTTAATACAAGCATCAGGTTCTACACCTTCAGGAAGAATAATTTCTATTGGCGAAAACAAAAATGATACAAAAGGATTAAACCAGAAAGATACAATTTTTAATGTTTACGGCTTTCCAGGATCGAAAAAGCTTTTACAAAATAGTCGATTAGTTTCTTCATTTGGCGGAGACGTTGTTGTAAGCGGTTCTTTATATGTTGAAGCTCAACCTGGTGATGCGAGTTCACCGGGGATTGATTTAGATGGTTCTCTTTTAATAAAAGGTGATATTGAAAGCAAAGAACATAATCTGGATATTAAAGCACCCGACGGAGATATTATATTAAACGCCGAATACGACGTAATTGTTGAAAAAGATTTAGTAGTAAAAGGCAATATTACAGGTTCACATATAAAAGGTGACGGTTTAGAAATATCAAACGTCAACAAATCTTCAATATGGGAAGTAGTTGGCACAGATCCGGTTACTGGTGGAACTTTATTGTCACCGGGAGATTTTATAGACGGAAACACTGGAGTTCATATGGTAGACTTATTTGCGACAATAGACGAATCAAGGATACAAGGCAGACCTGAAATAGCATATTCTCCTACAACAAATACGCGATTATATGATACTTATTTTGAAATAGAAAAAGATGCTATTGGTCAAGTAAAATATAAAAATTCTTCTACTGGTGTTGAAGGAACAAAGCCAATAGAAACTGAAAGAGTTGAGTCTCCTGAGCAATTAATCATTTCGCTTAAATAATTAAATAAAACAAAGTAAATTAAAGGAAAAAAATATGTCAATATTAGTACCAAAAGCGCATAGAGACGGCTCTCAACTTGGTATGCATAAAAGAGAATGGTCAAATATTCTTTCTGAGCAAATATATTCTTCAGCTTCAATTATTGATGGCGCAGTAATAACTTCAGGCTCAACTAGTCTTTTGGTTGATGGAAGACCACTAATTACATCTCCTTTTACAGAAGCCAGCATTTCAACCGAATTAGCAGACGGCATAATTGGCTTACGCCTCAATAACTTAATGAAGCCAACAGCTGACTATGACATGGACGGCAATACACTAACTTCAGTTAGAACTCCTACTTCTGCAGGTGAAGTTGCGACAAAGTATTATGTTGATCAAAATATTCAAGGCTTAAAGTGGAAACAGTCTGTTAGAATATCTTCACATTTAGAAGATCCAGACGCCAAACATTGGTCTAAAGGTGAACTAGTCTTAGTTTTTCAAGAGCAAACACCAGACTTACAGGATTATAAATTAATTGATGGTAACGAAGGTTGGCATTATAACTCAAGCACAGAAGTTCTAACCTGGAAATACCCGACAGCTGTACAATATCTAAAACACCCGTCAAGCACTACAACAACCACTACCACAACACCTTTAAACAGTGGAAATCAGAATCTTATACCTACAAGTATAAATCACGTTTACCCACATCCAAATGGAGTACACTATAAGTCTGCAAATATTGATGATGTTTCTCTTGAAGATAGAAAAATAAACTTTAGAGAATTAATGTTTGACAGAGGTTTAGATAGTGCACCAGCTTATGGTGAAATTCAAATTGGTGATAGAGTTTTAATAAAAAATGCAACGCCTAAAACCATGAATGGTATATGGTTTTTTGAACAAACTGGTTCAAATTTACCTTATTCTACTTCGATAACTCATCCAGAACATGAGTGGAATTGGAGTTTAAAAAGAGCATTAGATTTTGATCATAGTAGTGAAGTTTCTTCAGCAGCAGTTTTTATTGAAGAAGGTAATAAAAACGAAGACAAGAGTTATGTTGTTACAACAAATACATCTTCGATAGCAGCACAAGCCATTGGCACTTATGATGTTGACTGGGCTATCTTTGGAACACAATTAGGCGACGACATAACAATCTATAGAGATGCAACGCAAAGTGATCGATTTGAAGTCACCGGTGTTCTTAGAGATATTAACGATATCTTTTATGACTATACAACTGCAGGTAATTATGATGGTATAACTGGTAGAAAAAAAGTAATAGACGGAGAATTTCTTGTAGGTAATGGAACAACTTTTGTTGCTGAAAGTGGTAACGATGTTAGATTGTCAATGGGGCTTGGCGATACAGATAGTCCTACGTTTGCAAACTTAACATTGACAGGTGGGGCTTTAACAGCTTCACACTTAATATCAAATAGCAACAACGGTGCAGATCCAATAACAATTAAAAGCAATTTATCAGGAACATTTGAAATAACAGGTTCAAGTATTCGTTTAGATGAAGATTTAAATGCAAAAGATATTGTAGCAAGAACCTTACTTACTTCTAAAGGTAATGCTCAAATAGACGGTAACTTAAATTCAAGTAATAACATAACTGCAGGAAAATCAATTTCAGCGCAATTTGTAACTGCATCTGTTGCATTAAGCGCAAGTTATCTACAATTAAAAGAGTTTAACAATGTTACAGAGTTTACTACTACAAATGGTTATCCTACACAAAACTCTTTATATATTGCTAATAATGCTTTATATTTTGATGGCACACAAATAGGAGGCTCAGGAGGCGGAGGTCAGCCTATAGAAAACGTTTTATATTACGGTGGTAATATAGTCTCGGATATTGCTTCTAGCAGCACGCAAGACCATTCAAACGCAGTCCTTTATATGCGTTTAGGTGTATCAGGTAGTCATTTAAGTGCAATTACTGACGCAGCTGGAAGAGCAAATTATTACCAAATTCTTACAGGCTCTTTCCAAGAATTAACAGGGACTAAAGTAGATATTAATGGTGGTACTATAGATTCAACTGTTATCGGTGGTTCTATACCGGCTGTTGGTACATTTAGTACATTAAATACTAATAATGCTAAAATAACAGGCGGTGAAGTTACTGGTAGTTACGGAAAATTTACAGTACTTTCAGGTTCAGATGTAGATATTAATGGAGGTAGAATTGATAATACTGATATTGGGCTTGACGTAGCAGCACACGGTGTATTTACTAATTTGACTGGCTCGACTCATATACACACACCTTTAGCCGAAATTGGCCGAATAGAATTAGAAGGTACTGGTACCCCTGGATTCATAGCAAATACAATTATAGGTATGGATAGAAACGGTAGTACTAGCGCTCAAAGAGGTATGTTTACTCAGTTAACTGCTAGTCAGGGGATTGAAACTACTGGAATTAGTACACTTAACGGTACTAACAAAGCCCTTAGTAGAATAAGCAACTTTACAATTGATAATACATGCCAGATTGATGCAACAACCACTACAGCAACAGATGCCAACTTTACAAATTTGAAGGTAACTAATTTACAAATGCCTCAAAATGGTACTACAGATGATCCTGCTAATGTAGGTAATCATTATTTCAAGCTTTTTGCAGATTCCAATGTTCGAAGTGAAATTACACACAGATCAGGCAAAGAATTATTAATCAAAGCCACTGAAATGACGGGTACTAGAGCATACTTTAATCATATAGAAGTTAAAGCTGGTGAAGTTACTGCTAGTTACGGAAACTTTACTTCACTAACTGGCTCGAAAGCTTTATTTTCCGAAGCTATTATTAATAATGCTAAGATAACTGCAGGTGAAATGACCGGTAGTTACGGAGAGTTTGTAATACTCTCAGGTTCAGACGTAGACATTAATGGTGGCACAATTGACAATGTAATTATAGGCGAAGATACCGATGCAAATAAAATTACACACGGTAGATTTGACACATTAACTGGCTCAGTTTCTTATATAGGCGATCCAGCTTTGCATGGTAGCACATCTTCTAGCGCATATAAGAGTTTTGGTAGATTCTTAACACTATCAGCTTCACATGTAGAAATATTAGATCCTGATTCACAAAATCACGGCGTTTTTGAGCACTTGACTGGATCTTATATTAGAATTGAAAACGAATTGAGTGCTAGTGAAGGTGCTACAATTGGCTTCGGTGGTAATGTAATAGGAAACGTTGGAACGCCAGATACGTCCACAGCAAATCGAAAAGCCGCAGTTAATAGAGAATACATTGATACTGTTGTAGCAATTAAAACTTCCGTAAGATTAGCTCATATGGACGGTAATAAAAATCTTTTGATAGACTTACAATCGGGGGATAACATTGACGGAGTTGAGCTAGCAGTAGGTGATAGAGTTCTTTTAGCTGCTCAAACTGATCCGAAAGAAAATGGAATATGGGAAGTTACAGGCCCCGGAGCTGCATTAAGGCCCTTTGATTATGCTACAGATGATCCAATAGGTGAATTTATTGTATATGTCAAAGAAGGTAATGGTAATAAGAAAAGTATATTCTCGATAACAAGACCTGATGATAATTCAACTGGTATAATAGATACAGACACAGTTGTTGTTACAAAAATATCTAGTCACTTTGGTGTTTCAACAGCTGGCAAGGGATTAAATAAGACAAATTCTTTATTTAGTGTAAACATTGCTGAAGGGGGTATTGATGACACCAACTTTAGAGATAGATCAAATCTAACATTTGATGATAGATCAGGTGCTGATCCTAGACTATTGCTTTCATCATCTATTAGAGTTGATGCATTAAAAGTAATAGATGAAACTGGAAATACTGGCGAAATATTTATAAGCGGTAGTGCTGATTCTCGCATTGACAATGTTAAGATTGGTATGACAACACCTGCTGACGCTCAATTTGCTAACATAACTATGAAGTCAGGCAAGACCAAATTTGACACAGACTATGTATTAACATCTTCAAACGGGTCAACAAATACTTCAATTGGTTTACATAAAGGTGAGTTTGAAGAAATTCATGTTCCTAATTCATTTGTTGCTGACAATAATGACCCTTCAGGAGAAAATAGAGTTATAATTTCTGGTTCGCTAATAATGGAAAATAGCAAGCCAAACAATACTACTAAAAGAATCTACGTTAAAGATGGCGATTTATACTATCAAGATGATAGAATAGGTTTCGGAAGTGGTGGAGGAGCTGCTACAGGAGCAGTTACAAAGATACCTGACTTTACATCAATATTTGTCACAGGCTCACAAGCTGACGGGCATGGTGCATTTATATCTGGATCTTTGGTTGTTGAAGGTGACGTTCATATTAAAGGAACAACAACAACAATATCATCCTCCAATACAACATTCCAAGATTCAATATTAGGATTAGGAATTACAGGATCAGATGCAGGTACTGAAGAATTTAACAATTTAGGTGATAGAGGTTTAATATTTGCAAGAGGTGCAAATCAAACTGATGCACTGCCAGGTATGTGGTGGGATGGATCTAAATTTAATTTTGCTAAGTCTATAACTTCACCATCATCAGGATCTTTTGGCACAGTAACTGATAGATCTACTATTAGAACAGGAGACGTAGAAGCTGAAGAAATTTCTGCTACGTCTTTAGACGCTTCATCAGTAACAGCAAGTCTTGGTCTTCGAGTCGGTAACGCTATAGACGGGTATGAATTACCAACATCAGACGGAAACACAAATCAAGTTCTACAAACAGACGGAAGCGGAAACCTTACTTTTGCTGATCAAGCTGCAGGACAGAATTCGTTCCTTGTTAAAAGAATTCCAATAACCGTAAACCCTACAGCGACAGGCAATGAAATATCTATTAGCCTTGACGATAAAAGCCCAGACATTATTTATTTGGACTTTGCTAATATAGATGTTGCTACTTCTGCATACAGCCCATCAGGTAATAACGTTCACTATTTATCAGTTATTCTTTCAAACGTTAAAGATTCATTGTTTGCTTTACCTGAAAGAGAATTTTACCTAGGAATTAGAGGTTTTGATCATGATGAATATACTAAGTCAAATTTTGGTTTTGGTGATGGCGGTTTAGCAGTGAGAATTATTTTCTCAGACAATGAAATGAGTTCAAGTCCATACAATTTAAGACGCAGAAGTACTGCAGATACTACCACAGCTTTATTTAATAACCGGCCAGCACTTTGGACTACAATTAGCGACGCCGGTTATATGAATTTATCCTCACCAAAATCATTAGACAGTGCTTCTTTTAACCCCGACGCGACGTGGTATAGCCACGACTTTCAATTTACTGGAGGGTTTCTTACACAATTTGAAGCCTCGAGTGCAATTTTTGATCGCTGTATAACAGATGATAATAAAATATTTTGTTTTAAGTATACAATTGTTAAGGGAGGCATCAATGAGCCTATGGAACTAGTTACAGACTATAAAAACATAGAAATATTTTCAGTTAATGATTCTAGATTTACGCAGCTATAATATTTAATTAATAAAGAGGAATAATAATGTACTTAACAAGACGCATACTAAGAAATGCAAAAAAAGGTGCTGTTTTACAGTTTTCCGAAAATGGCGGGGTTACTTTAAATAATAATCTTGCAATGTCTTCTTCTTCGCCCGTTACGATGTCAATTGATCAAACATTCAATATTGACGGAGCAGACGCCTATTTTAGCAATAACATCAATACTTCAGGATCATTATCAGTTGCTGAGGCAGCTACTCTTTCAAAAACTTTAACTGTAACACAAGGATCTACGCTTCAAGGAACTCTGGATGTAACTGGTGAATCGATTTTTACTACAAATACAACTGTGAGTGGCACATTAAAAGCAGAAAACAATTTAGACTTCTCAACCGGAGGTGGTAGTCTTAAAGCTGGAAGTTTAAATGCACTAACAGTTAATTCTTCAGGGGAAGTAACAAAAATAGGCCAGGACACTCCAGGTGAAGGTGAGTTTTTAAAATGGGATAGTAATAATAACAAAGTAGTTTGGGATGCTGCATCAGTAACATCTTTATCTTTAGACTCAATCACGGCTGCTAATAATGCCAGCACTAGAATTGAAAATTCAGGAGACTTACATCTAGATAGTACAGCCGGAGAACTATTTCTAAGCTCATCAAATGATTTTACATTTATT